TAGTAATACAGCTAATGGATCAAAAACGAATATAAGTATCAATATGACAATTCTAACTGCACTATCGAAATGATTTTTAGCGTTCTCACCATAAATCAATTCAGCAACATATTTTAATGGTCCTACTTCCGCTTCAATTTTTAGTTGTTCTAACTCTATTGTGTTTTTGGTTTTGTTCAACTCCAATATTTTTGACGTTGCTTCGTTTATGGTTGTATTCAGTAGGTCTCTTTCTTCTTTTTGTTTGTTACGTTCTTTTAATCCTCTAGTTACATATTCTTTATCAATATAAACATCTAATGCCTTATCTAATTGATTTAAGGTCTTTTCTGCTCTATCAATAATAATCTGTTGCTGATTGATTTGTTTATTATACGATTCAATACTTAATTGATTACCTGAAGTTGGTTGTACTTGGTCTAGGTGTGCCTTTGATAGAAAACCAAAAATACCCATTGATGTAATAAAGATTAAAACTATAATAGAAGTAAAAAGATATGCTTTTAACAATCGTGGTACATCACTTCGCCAATTTTGATATAACCAACTGGCGGCAACTAATTTACCAACTTCTAATGCTGTACCCATAGCAATAATAGGTATAACTGCACCAGCAAATAATGTTGCAAGTCCTATAATAGAATAACCTGCCGCTATAACAGATATACTAATCGCTGATAGGAATGTTAGTATTGTTAAAAACATTAATTTATTTTATAACTCTTTCTAATTTTTTTAATTATACTTTTAATTTTAGGAAAATAATTTTTATCTGAGGCGTAAGCACCAAGTGTTTCTACTAATTTAAATGGGTCGTCAATTCCGTCTTCTCTCAACTTCCTATAATCTTCAAAACTTGTACCATTATTTAGTATTTTAATATAGTGTTCTACACTATAACATTCGTGTTCATAAACTCTAACACCCCATTTTTTTGGAGTATTTGATGGTAACATATGAGGTTCTTGTAAATCATATGTTCGTATACCAAATAAGTTTTTACCTACTTTTGCAAAACGACTATCACCCCATCCAGACTCTAAACTTGCTTGAGCAAGTAATAGTTCTATATTTACTTTTTCAAAATCTTTATTTTTCCAATACACATAATCAACACATTGTAAAACGTTATCTAAAAATTGTTGATTATTGGTATGTTCAAAATCTGGTTTTTGTGGTGTAGATTCTTCTGCTCTCATTTTACCGTCTTCAATATAAAAGTAAAATGTACTTACACAAAATAGTGTAACAACTACAAACATCAATGTCTGAAATATAGTTTTAAACTTTTTTAGCATAATACTCATAACCCGACCACACTTTACCGTCTTCATCTGTAAACGAAGGTATTTTGACTTGATAAAATGTTAAATTCTCCTTTAACTTTTCTACTTTAGCAAAAATAGTTTCTGCTTGTTTTAAAGTATAATTATCGTAAATATCTTTCGCCCAATTGCCAAGGTAGTATTCTTTTGTTGTACCTGGTCTATTAGATGGTTTTGTCAGTTCAGTTAATTGTATTATCGCCTCACCTACCCTACTTTTAATATAGGGATCTAGTTCTTTCACTTTTCTTCTCATCATATCCTCTCATTTTATAAATCTGCAATTTTAAATTTTTTAATAACATTCTTGGTTGGTATAACTGTTGTGTTACCACCATCTGCAAGTTCGCCATTATCATCATAATTGTAGTCACTCATTAAAATATGAACCTTTTTATCATTCTTTACCAACCAACCAGTTGATACACAGATAGCAGGTTTCATTTTTTGAATATCTTTTAAAGTCTTCCAACCAGCGTCTGATTGAATATCTTCCCAATATACCAAATAAAAATCATATGTAAATGGTATTTCAGGTACATCATCTTTAAATTTTTTACTTCTTTTCGTACTCATTTATTTTCCTTATTCACAATCCTTGTCTTTGATTTTAGAATCTTTTAATAATAAACACTTGTGAGTTTTATCTAACTCTAATCTTAATTGTGTCATCATATTATCCATAATATAAGGTAAGTATTGTTGTAATATATCTGTCATCTGAATAGCAAACTGGTGTCCCATTTTCTGCATTTCAGATTCTAATAATTTAGCGTGATCTACGTTATCACCGTTTACCGTAGATTGTATCACGTGACCTATAACTGCGGTGTTATAATCACTAATTTTTTTTTCATCTGCATTTGCTAATGAAGAAAATACCCATAGCATACCTGCAAATAAAATATTAACTAAAATCAACTTCTTAAACATAATATAATCCTCTCTCTTATTAGTTTATATATTTATAGTATCACACTTTGACTAGGTAGTCAAGCGAAAAAAACTGTTGATTTTATTGAGGTTTTGAGGGTATGGATTGTCGCATACCCTCTAAAAAGTGTCTATTTTTGATCGATTCTTGCGAAATCGTCATTCCAATTAAAGGTTTCTTTTACCATTTGAGCGGTTAAACCTTTATAAACATTATTAAGTTTCTTATTTTTGATATTTAAAAGGACTTCAGCGTCTTTTTCTTGTAGACCTTCTAACATTTGAACAAACATAGTTTCTTTTTTAAGTTTGTTTATTGTGTTGTTACCACCAACTACAAAATGATATAGTTTTTTTGTTTGTGATAATAAACTTGTGTGTTCAGTACCAGCAGGTGCCTCATTTTTTATATAAGGTGGATTGCCTTCTGGTAAATCCCATTGTATTTTAGGATCAAAAGCCGCCTTTAACAAAGTCCTCATTGCTGATGTGTCATTTGATTTTAACACCTCAATCTTTTTAGGTTTGTCTTTTGCGTTATTGATTTGTGTAAAAATCTCGTGTACTAATTGGGCACCTGACCCTTCCATACCGAGACCTTGATTTAGGTTTTTTGTTGCTATAGCCATAATTTCTCCATTTTAAAAGTCATTAATCTTATCTATCAAAGACTTCAATTTTTTATCTATAAAGTAAGGTAACAGTAGCGATCTGTTTTTTACTTTGTAGTTCTTATATGTATTTATAATGTTAGTTTCTATCGTTAATGGTATTTGTGATAAGTCTATTAGTTTCTTATTTCTATTATAATATTTTTTTGTTTCTGCACCCAATGGTATGTTTTCAATATCAGTCCATTCTTCTAATTGTTTTGCTCTAATAGGTTTTTGTCTTTGTTCTCTTAAAAATATATCATCATCACTTAATATATTAGGTACACCGTCTGATCTATCACCTTTGATAATTTGTTCTCTTAAAAATTTTACAGGATCCTCGTTTTCACCTATATAACCTTTTAATAAAGGCGACCATTGATATACATTACCATAATGTTGTAGTTGTACAAAGTCTTTGTCACCTGAAACAATTAAATACTTGTCTTCAGTTTGTTGTTTTACTAATGTAGCAATTATATCATCTGCCTCACAATTCTTAACATACATAACAATGTAAGGAAAGTTATCTCTTATTTCATTTTTGATTTCTGTTATGATTTGAAATATATTGTCCCAATCAAAAGGACCATCTTGTCTTGCCATCTTTCTACTATGTTTGTAATGAGGAAAGAAATCTCTACGCCAAGGATTACCTGCGTCTGAACATAATACCATTGTACCATATTCTTCTTTAAACTTTACATTGAAACCTCTTAATGAGTTTAATACCATATGCCTAATCATTTCCGTATTAGGTTTAACATCACCTTTGCCTCTAACTTGTGCCATAAGGTTTGATATTAAAACTTGATTTAGGTCTACTAGTATCATTTTTGAGAATATTCTCCTGTTACTTCCTCTATGTCTAGTTCACCTTGATAAATTGTCCAAAAATCTGTAGGTTCACCAAAGTTATCTAAAAGGTAATCGTGTCCTTCATCTTCGTACTTTTCATTTAATTCTTCATCTGTGATACCCTTACAATTTTGAAAGTAAAAAGAACATTGGTCATCTACCTCTTGGTCTTCTACCATTGTGTGGTCAAATTCAAATTCGTTTCTACTGTCTATTGGATTGCCTATAATATCTGCTAGTTCATTACCATCTTCTACTTTAACTACGCAATGACCCCAACGGTACATTTCTTCTGTAACAAATGATTTTGTATTGTCTTCATTTTCATACTTTGAATATTCATAAATGGACTTTTTCCACTTTGGTGATACTTTATAAAATTTAGTCATTTAAATATTTCTTTTTATACCATTGATAAAACTTTTTGTCACTAAAATATTCTGCTATATGATTTGCTGGTACTTGATCACTTCTAATACAATCTGCAACATCTTGGTAGTCTGTAATATCTACCTTGTGTATTTTTTCTGATTTGTTATCTTCACCTAATGTCATAATCATTCTTCTTATTTTTTCTTTCTGTATTTCATCCATATTCTATCTAGTGTATA